TAGATTCAGGACAAACTTTTCCTTTAACTATTACTGGATATAAAAATAACAGAATTAAAGAAAACTGGTCAGATTCTCTTAAATAGAGAATGACTTGGATTTATAATAACACAGAATTAATTGATATACCAGAATCTGCAATAGGATTTGTATATATCATAACACATATAGAATCTAATAAAAAATATATTGGCAAAAAGAACTTCTATGCCAGTGTAACTAGAACGAAAAATATAATTCTTAAAACAACTGGAGCGAAGAAGAAAAAAAAGATTCGATCAAAAAAAGAATCTGATTGGAAATCTTATTACGGCTCATCTGAAGAATTAACTCGTGATATTTTGTTGTTTGGCAAAGATGCGTTTCGTAGAGAAATCTTAAAAATATGCTATACAAAAGGCGAACTAAGTTATTATGAAGCTAAATATCAGTTTGATCATTCTGTGTTATTGAATCCAGAAATGTATTATAATAGTTGGATAATGGTAAAAGTTCACCGATCACATCTCAACACAAAAAAATCAGTTGACAGTAGTTCTTCTATGTGATATACTACGTGATTAACTTTTCTTAACTTTAACTTTAACTTTAACTTTAACTTAATGGAGAAACCCGTGGGCAACCGCTCATTTTATGACGACGATCTTTATGTAAAGACTTCTAGGGCAAATCGTTCTAAGAAAAAACATTACTCAAATTCGAATGATGATTATGGCTCGGATACATACAATCCAAAACAGCCAACATACAAACGAAAAGAAAAATATAACAACTGGAAACATCAAACTCAAGATGACACTTGGGAAGATGATCAATAAACATGTTTACATACTCAGAATTTAGTTACTTATTTGAATCTTTTGACGAAAAGTTGGATCCTATAAAACGAGATTATGAACTTGAACAGATGGCAAAGTTTTCTGTTCCTGAAGAAAGTCAAGATTCAGTAAAAGTATTCTATACAGATTCTATGGATAACAATGGATTACGAGTAATAAAATTTTCTAATCCTAGAAATGAAATAGAATATCATATTCATAAAGCAGATCATTTATATGATGGTAAGCCTGCTCCATCAGAGTCTAATAAATCAGCATTAAGTGCAATGAAGCTGGTATATCATGATTCTAAAAAAGAAATAGACAATAATCGTAAAATCTTTTTGCAATCGCTTGAAGGAGCAGAATTGCATGATAAGTTTAAATCGATTGCAAATCGATTAGCTGCCAAGCATGGCAAAACTGTAAAAGATCTTGGAATAATGCCAATCACAACTGCTCCATTTTTACATGGACCAGCATTAATTATTGAACATGCTACATCTTGATGAACTTAAAAATAACTGGGCAATTGATTCAATCATAGATTCTAATAGACTTGACGAAGCTAGTATCCGAACAGCAAATTTACATCAAAAATATCTTGATGTTTTGACAGACTATAAACTTAAAATCTTCAAAACAGATAAAGAATATCTTTCAATGAAAGGTATTCGTTCGCGATACTATCTTGGTCAATTAACTAAAGAAGAACTGAATCAACATAATTGGCAACAATATCAATATAAAACTCCACTTAAAAGTGAACTAGAGCGTCTTTTAGAAACTGATGATATTCTTCTCAATATACTTGATAGACAATCATATCTAAAAATATGTTTTGAATATTGTGAAGAGATCCTAAAAGCATTGAGAGATAGAAATTGGCAGATTAAAACTGCCGTTGAATGGAAAAAATTTGAAGCAGGAGCATAACAATATGAACACATTGATGACTATTAAAGAATGCATGCAACTACAATCATCATTTAATGAGATTGTTAATCCAAGCTGGAAAAAAGCATCATACGCATGGCGACGAGCTATGTGGGTCGAAAGCGCAGAACTTGTCGATCATCTAGGATATAAATGGTGGAAAGATGTAAACAAAGAATGGGACAAGAAACAAGTTCTTCTTGAACTTGTAGATATTTTCCATTTTCTGATTTCAGAAGCTATCATAAACAATAAAACACCAGAAAATATTCTAAGTTCTTTTGAGTGGGCTAAGCGACATACTTATGCACCAACAAAAGAAAAGAAGATTAAACAAGTCGAAGAATTTGTGATGCTTTGTCTTGAGTCTAATCAGAGTATTCTTTCTTCATACTTTCAAGTGGTATTTGCTCTTGAATTTGATATTTCAGATGTATTGAAGTATTATATTGGCAAAAATGCACTTAATAAACTTCGTCAAGATAATGGATATAAAACTGGCGAATATAAAAAAGAATGGAACATTAATGGAGAATTGTTGGAGGATAACAAAGTTCTAGAAAAAATCATTGAAACTTCTACAAATATTACATTTGCATCGATTTATGATCAGCTTGACAGCCAGTATTCTGCGATGTTAAAATGAGATTAACTTTACCATGAAAGGAAATTCCTGTGAAACTTAGTAAACAAACAATTACTATTCTGCGAAACTTTAGTAGCATTAATACAAATCTACTCATTACACCTGGCAATAAGCTAATGACTGTAGCTGCAAATAAAACAGCATTTGCATCTGCTGAGATTGAAGAAACATTTGATGTTCAATTTGGAGTCTATGATCTATCTGAACTACTAGGTGTTCTTAGTATCTTCAATGATCCTGATCTAGAATTCAATGAACGAGTTCTAACAATCAGCGAAGGCAAGAATCGTATTCGATATATGCCAGCAGATCCAGAAGTTCTTATCTATCCAAAGAAAGAACCAAAGTTTTCAGAATCTCCTGAAGCAAAATTTCATCTCAGTTCACAGAATCTAGGTCAGATTATCAAATCTGCAAGCGTTCTAAAAGTTCCTATTGTTACGATCAAGGGTGATGGTAGTCGTGTAACTGTACTTGTACATGATAAGACTAATCCAAATAGCAATCAATTCGTAATCGATGTAGATTCGACTTGTAATCATGTGTTTGATATGCATGTCAAGGTAGATTCTCTTAAGATGTTATCAGAGAACTATGAAGTGTTTGTTAGCTTCAATAAGATCTTGAAATTCGTTGGAGATAAGAAATCTTATCTAGTAACATGCGAAACTGACAGCAGCAACGAGTAACAACAATGCGGGGAAATTTCCCCGCTAAACTTTTATATAATATGCTAAAACAAAGTGACTCTTTTCTATTCGTAGAAAAATACAGACCAACTACACTCGAAAAGTGTATTTTGCCAAAGTCTGTCAAAACAGAAATCTCTGCATATCTAAAAAGCGGAGAAATTTCTAATATGATCTTTAGTGGATCTGCTGGCGTTGGTAAAACAAGCGTTGCAAAAGCAATATGCAATGAACTTGATGCCGATATGCTATACATCAATATGTCAAATGAGACTGGAATTGATGTTGTTAGAAATCAAATCGTTCAGTTCGCATCAACCGCATCATTTGATAACAGTCTTAAAATTGTTATTGGCGATGAAGCTGAACGATTAAGTTCAAATGCACAAGACTCGCTAAAAGCAACTATTGAAGCATTTCATAAAACTACTCGATTCATCTTCACAACTAACAATGTCAACAAGTTAATTGAGCCTCTTCGCTCTCGGTGCAATCAGTTTGAGTTTAAGATTGCAGATGTCGAGAAAAAAGATCTAATGGCACAAATGATTCGGCGATGCATTGAGATTTTGAAATCTGAATCGATTGAGTTTGATCCTAAAGCAATTGTTTCTCTCGTTCAAAAGTATTTTCCAGATTTTCGAAAAACTCTAAATGAATTACAGAGATATTCTACATATGGAAAAATTGACGCTGGAATTCTTGTAGAAGAATCTACAGATTTCGATCATCTTGTAGATTCAATGAAGACAAAAAAGTTTGCTGATGTTAGAAAGTGGATTGCTAGAAATAGCGATATTGATCCATCTGTATTGTTTAGATATTTCTTTGATAATCTAAGTGTGCTTTTCGAAGGTAAAAGTATTCCTAACATTATTCTTATCTTGGCACAGTATCAAAACTATGCATCTAATGTCGTTGATCAAGAAATCAATAATATTGCATGTATGGTGGAAATTATGGGAATTGCAGAATGGAAGTAAAGGATTTCACAAGTTCTATGTTCGTTCCTCTCATGCTAACGCGAGAGATGTTTGATGAACCGCAAACAGTTGCAATCAATACTGCATCTATTCTAAACTCATCTCTTTGGATAGAAGATATGAGTGGAATTTGTTTCATGTCTGATTTGATCAAGATTGAAATTGCATTTGATACAAACATCAATGATCGTAAAACATTTGATGAATCCAAAGAAGAAATTTTTGGAATCGTAGCAAGTAAGCCAAAATTCATTGATGATAATATGCATAATTATATTACCGATGCACAAAACAACACAATGATTCGAAGCATTTTAAATTGCTATAGTTCTGAGATTATTTCATTACCAAAAAATATGAAAATATATGATGATTTACTTGACCGCGCATGGTCATATAGAATTGTCACAGATAAAAGAATTTATCCTTGCGTAGTGGATGGCAATCTCATGTTTGAATGTGTCTAGGCCTTAACCAAAACGGCTCAGGAGCTATTATTTTTATATATGTATAGGTGAGCAGCATGAACGTTTTTGATTTCGTTAAATCTATTACCGAGACTAAAGAAGACATATTTGAGAATAATGAGAATCAATATAATAAGTTTATTATTAATAAGTCATTATCATTCAACTTAGATTGTCTTTTCATTGTGCATGAATTATGCAAATATAAATCTGATATTACTGATAAAGTTCATTATGAGTA